GTGATGAAGCACAAGAAGGTCATCATACTGGTAGACATAATCCAGAAACGGGTGAAGTATGGGTATATTGTGCTAATAGAAATTTAGTAGATATCTTACGTACAGTATTCCATGAATTAGTTCATGTGCGTCAAGGTGAATTAAATATGATTAAGCCGGGTGACAGTTATCCAGGCAGTCCAATTGAAGCAGAAGCTGATATGATGGCTGGAAAATATATGAAAATATTTGGTAAAGCTCATCCGGAAATTTTTCAATAAAGAGTAACAAATGCCAATAACAATTACGGGTGGTATTACAGTAACCGGTGGGTTTACTACAGTGGCTCCTCTGGTTAGTAAAAAAGCTATTTTTGGATACGGAGTCACTACCTCTATATTTCGATCTATGACAAATCTAGTATCAAATACAGGAGTAGTAGCCACAGATACTACAGGGGTAGGTACTGTTAGGGCTTATGTAGCAGCCGCATCATACGGTGGGGATAAAGCTATATTTGGATATGGTAGTATTACATCGCCGGTAACTCAGTATTCAATCACTAACTTAGTATCCAATACAGGTGTGGTAGCTACTGATACAACTGGTGTAGGTACTGCTAGAACTAGTTTAGCGGCCGCTGGTTATGGTACTGATAAAGCTATATTTGGATATGGATGGGATAACACTACTCATCTTTCAATTACCAACCTAGTAGACAACACAGGTGTGGTAGCTACTGATACTACAGGTGTTGGAACTGCTAGACGAGGTTTAGCTGCCTCAGGTTATGGTACTGGTACAGCTATATTTGGATATGGATATAATGGTACTTCAAGCCTATCAATGACAAACAAAGTATCCAATACAGGTGTAGTAGCTACTGATACTACAGGTGTGGGTACTAGTAGACGCTATTTGGCGGCCGCAGCTTATGGAACAGATAAAGCTATATTTGGATATGGTACGACTACTGCAGGTGTCTATACAGCAATAACTAATCTAGTTTCAAACACCGGCACGGTTGCTACAGATACTACAGGCGTGGGTACTAGTAGAGGTGAACTTGCTGCCGCAGGATATGGAACTGATACGGCTATATTTGGATATGGATATACCGGATCAGCTACAGCAATTACCAACTTAGTAAGTAATACAGGTGTAGTGGCTACTGATACAACTGGAGTGGGTACTGCTAGAAATGGTTTGGCTGCCGCATCTTACGGCTAACAGTATAATTGACAACCATAATCATTGCTAACTAAGTCATTACATGCTACAATAGCTAAATGATTAAGTTAACAGTTCCCTTACCCAAACAAATCACAATCGCATGTAGCGGTGGTGTAGATAGCATGGCAGTAGTTGACTTTTTAAGTCGCAAACACGATGTAACTATAGCCCATTTTAATCATAGAACACAAAACGGTGAAAAAGCCAGTGAGTTTGTTTCTAGGTACTGCGGTGAACATAATATTGTTATGCTATATGGATCACCTCGCAGTCAAAAAGGTAATAAAGAAAGTCAAGAAGAATACTGGCGTAGAGAACGCTATGAATTTTTAAGTGGTCTTGGCCCAGTCATCACCTGTCATCATTTAGATGATTGTGTAGAAACATATATCTGGTCAAGCTTACATGGTACATCTAAAGTTATTCCATTAACACGCAACAATGTAATCAGACCATTCTTAACTACTAGAAAACAAGATTTTATCTATTGGTGTGAAAGTCATAACGTACCCTGGATTGAAGATGAATCAAATAAGAATTCCAGATATACCCGTAACTACATTCGCAATGAACTAATGCCACATGCATTACATGTCAATCCAGGATTACCTAAATTGGTAAAAAAGATTGTAGAAGGTAAACAAAATACTTGACTTCTCTACGCAGTTCAAGTATACTAACTAATTATTTAAGGAGAAACTATGTCGGATTATAATAGAACGTTTAATGGTGAAGCAAAGATTAAACTAACACAATTAATTAATGAAGGTATGCATGTACTACATGAAATTGATACATTGAATGGTGGATTAAATGACACTATCAAGGCAGTTGCCGAAGAACTTGAAATCAAAGCTTCTACACTAAAGAAAGCAATTAAAATTGCCCACAAAGCTTCATTGGGTCAAACTAACAAAGACCACGATGAACTAAACACTATCTTGGAAACAGTGGGCAAAACACTTTGAGTTACGTTGACGCTATTCATAGCAGGGATGAGGATCGTATCTACGTGGTAGAACGGGATAATAACGGCAAGCGTCAATACAAAGAATACCCTACTAATTACGTATTATATTATCCCGATGCTAAGGGTAAACATCGTAGCATCTATGGCGACCCAGTCAGTCGTTTCAGTACTCGCAAACGACAAGAGTTTGAAAAAGAAAAACGTATTCATTCAAATAAGAAATTGTTTGAAAGTGATATACCAGTGGTCTTTCGTTGCTTAAGTGAAAACTATCTTGGCATTGATGCACCTAAACTTCATACTTGCTTCTTTGACATTGAGGTGGACTTTGATCCTGAAAAGGGTTTCAGTCCTACTAGTGATCCATTCAATCCTGTAACAGCTATCAGTTGTTACTTAGATTGGCTAGACCAATGTATTACATTAGTGATTGCTCCGAAACATATGAGCAGTGAAACAGCCCAAGAAATCACTAATGAGTTTGAGAATACAATGCTTTTCAAAACTGAGAAAGAAATGTTTGATGTTTTCTTTCAACTAATAGACGATGCTGATGTATTGACTGGCTGGAACTCAGAAGGCTATGACATACCCTACATGGTCAATCGTGTTACTAGAGTGATGAGTAAAGATGACACACGCAAGTTTTGCTTGATGGGTCAACTACCTAAAGCTAGAGAATACGAACGATTTGGTAAGAGTGAAACAACTTATGACTTAGTAGGTCGTATTCACTTAGACTATCTACAACTATACAAAAAGTATAACTATGAGTCACGCCATAGTTACAAACTTGATAGTATCGGTGAGATGGAAGTCGGTGAAAACAAAACACAATATGAAGGTACTCTTGACCAATTGTATAACAAAGATTTTAAAAAGTTTATTGAATACAACAGACAAGATACGATGTTGTTGGTGAAGATTCACAACAAACTTAAGTTTTTAGAATTAGCTAATCAACTTGCACATGAGAACACAGTATTGCTCCCGACAGTAATGGGTTCTGTAGCAATGATTGAGATGGCAATTTTTAATGAAGCCCATGAACGTGGCTTAGTAGTACCAGATAAAAAACGAAAGGTTGAAAATGAAGAAGATGTCCAGCAGGCAGCAGGTGCCTTTGTTGCTACGCCGAAAAGAGGTATGCATGAATATGTCGGAGCAGTTGACATTAACTCACTCTATCCCTCGGTTATTCGTGCACTCAACATGGCAGGTGAGACCATCGTTGCTCAGGTCAGACAAACAATCACTGACCAATACATGCAAGACAAGGGATTACGATTAGCAAGTGAAAAGAAACGTCACAAAGAAGGTGATGATGCAGTTACAGGTAGTATTCTCTGGGAGAACTTGTTTGGTGCATTAGAATATACTGCAATCATGAACCAAGAACGTGGTACTATTCTTACGGTTGACTTTGAAGATGGTCGTAGTGTAGAAATGTCAGCGGCAGAAGTATGGAAGATGGTCTTTGATAGTCATCGTCCTTGGATGCTATCAGCTAATGGCACAATCTTTACTTATGAAAAAGAAGGCGTAGTTCCCGGTCTACTAAGTCGTTGGTACTCAGAGCGTAAAGAAACACAAAAACTTGCTAAAGAAGCATATGGTACTGACAAGTTTGAATACTACGACAAGCGACAACTTGTTCGTAAGATTTTATTGAACTCAGCATATGGTGCATTGTTGAATGAACATTGTCGCTTCTATGACAAGCGTATAGGTCAATCAGTAACACTAAGTGGTCGTCAGATTGTTAAACATATGATGAGTACTATCAATGAAACAGTTGAAGGTATCTATTCACATGAAGGTAATGCTATTGTGTATGGTGATACTGATAGTTGTTACTTCACAGCTTATCCCACACTAAAGCCACAGATTGATTCTGGTGAATTAGAATGGAATAAAGAAACTTGTATTGGTCTATATGATGGTATTGCTGAACAAGCTAATGAAAGTTTTCCAGCATTTATGGAACGTGCCTTTCATGCTCCTAGAAAGAACGGTGCTATCATTAAAGCCGGTCGTGAATTGATTGGTGATCGTGCTATCTTTATTGTTAAAAAGCGTTATGCTATTAACATCTTTGACAAAGAAGGTAAACGTAAAGATAAAGATGGACAACTAGGCGATATCAAAGCTATGGGTTTAGATTTGAAACGTGCTGACACACCTAAGTATGTACAAGAATTCTTAATGAATATACTACAAATGGTTCTTCAACAAGGTAAAGGTCGTGAGGAAGTTATTGAAGCCGTCAAAGACTTTAAGCGTGTACTAACCGCACAAGACAGTTGGACTAAAGGTTCACCTAAAGGTGTAAACAAACTTACAATGTATGGTGACTTAGAGGCTAAGAGTAGTACAGGTCGTGCTAATATGCCGGGGCATGTACGTGCGGCATTGAACTACAATTACTTACGTAGAGTAAACGGTGACCAATATAGTCAAAAGATTATTGATGGTATGAAGGTTGTTGTATGTAAACTCAAACCCAATCCACTAGGGTTTACAAGTGTAGCATATCCTGTTGATGAATTACGTTTACCCAAATGGTTTACCGAGTTACCATTTGATGATTCAGCAATGGAACAAACATTAGTAGATGAAAAGATTGATAACTTATTGGGTGTATTAGATTGGGATATTCGTAGCAATACAGATACTAACAGTACATTTGATGATTTATTCAGTTTCGGTTAAATTGGTGTTGCTATTCGTAATATATTCCTATATAATACGTATTACAACTACCTAAATAGTTAAAACAAAGGAAAAACATGAAAGATAATTTACAAGATTTAATTCAACATACACATGGCTTGGGCTGTATTGATTTGATTAAAGTCAGTGGTACTGACACAGAGACAACTGTTAACGCAGTGGCAGAAGATAAGAGTGTTATTGTTAGTGGTGTGCTTAAACATCCTAACGTAGAGTTCATTGGTGTGTTTGGTATGCCTAACTTAGGTAAACTGAAAACAATTTTAGGCTTTGATGACTATGATGAACATTCTAAAATCAATGTCACACGTGTTAATAAAGATGGGGTTGATGTACCAGAATACATTCACTTTGAAACAAAAGCAGGTGACTTTGTTAACGATTATCGTTTGATGAGTAAAGCTATTGCTGATGAAAAAGTTAAGACTGTAATGTTTAAAGGTACTACATGGGGTGTTGAGTTTGAACCTACTATTGCTGGTATCCAACGACTGAAGCGTCAAGCAAGTGCTAATAGTGAAGAAAAGAACTTTACTACTAAAACAGAAAACGGTAACTTAATGGTTTACTTTGGTGACCCATCAACGCACAGTGGTAACTTTGTGTTTCATCCCGGTGTTACTGGTACATTGAATAAAGCATGGATGTGGCCTGTTAAAGAGTTCTTAAGCATTATGGATCTTCCTGGTGATAAGATTATTCGTATTGGTGATGCAGGTGCAACAGAGATTGTTGTTGACAGTGGTCTAGCAGTTTATCGTTACTTACTCCCAGCACAAGCGAAATAATGGAACAAGATAATCTATCAGCAAAACAAAACCCAGATTGGGCATTGTTTTTACCCGCAGTCAGTAGTTTCTATATCTCTGGCTTGGGTAAACAACGTAAAGGGGAACAGTATTTTGACCCTGCACGTATCCCTGCTCAATTTAACGGTGATGTAGAGAAACTAAACTTTCTTAATAGTAAAGAAGGTCTCTATTATTATAAATGGGGATTGTATAGTGCTGGTCACGCTAACTTAGATACTACTAAAGACGATCCTAGTGAATCAATCATTAGAGAGCGTGAAGAAGGCACATTCATGTTGGGTGATTCTGGTGGATTTCAAATTCTTAAAGGTCAATGGCCAGCTGATTGGAAAGATCCTAACTGTCCCAAAGCTATGGTTAAGCGTAAAGCAGTATTGAACTGGATGGATACATACATGGACTATGGCATGGTCCTTGATATTCCTTCACAATCAATAACTACCTTTCATATGAAAGATCCTAAAACAATTAAAAAAGATAAAGACGGTAATGATATTCCGGGTAGTGGAGTAAGTCTTCATGGCATCAGCACTATTCAGGAAGCTATTACTGCCACTCATATCAATAACGAATACTTCATTAACAATCGTTCGGGTAAATGTAAGTTCTTAAATGTATTACAGGGACGTACACATACACAGTCAGATGATTGGTATGCTGAGATGAAGAAGTATTGTGATCCTAAACAATATCCAGTCAATCATTTTAATGGTTGGGCATTTGGGGGACAGAATAAAATTGATGTTCACTTAATGTTAACTCGCATGATTGATATTATATATGATGGTTTATTAGTAGAAGGTAAACATGATTTGATTCACTGTTTGGGTACAAGTATCTTAGAGTATGCTGTATTGTTTACTGATATTCAACGTGCTATTCGCAAGTATCATAACCCTAAACTAATGATTACCTTTGACTGTGCAAGTCCTTTCTATAGTGCGGCTAAAGGTCTAGCGTATTTCAATACTAATATTGAGCATAATAAAAAATGGTCATACAGTATGGAAAAAACTGCTGAAAAGAAAAGTTATGCTACTGATACCCGTAAATATCGGGATGCTGTGTTAGCTGAAGGTATCCATAAACTATTTACAGATAGTCCAGTAACTGATAAACTAGTGCTTAAGGATTTATGTTATCGTGGTCAAGGGTTCTTGGGACAACATAATAAAGAAACTAAAACAAGCTGGGATACATTAAGTTACACATTGATTCAAAGTCATAATGTATGGATGCATATGAATGCGGTTCAAGAAGCTAATCGTCAATATGAACAAGGTGTTGTTCCCAAGATGTTAATGAATGAACAATTTGAACGTGTATTGTTTAAAGACGTTATTGACGAAATCTTTAGTAAGAAAACTAAGCAGGAAGCAATTGATTTGATTGATGCAAATAGTAGATTATGGATGCAATTTCAATCAGGTAGTCAGGGTATTAGTGGTAAACGAACTGTTAATGCATTGAGCAAATTTGAAGAACTATTTGAAATACACAATGAACCAGAATTTGAAGAAGTAATAGAAGATAGCGATGATGCGATGACTGAAGCATTAGGAGAGTAAAAATGATAGAACAACATGAACAAGCAATGGCAGAGAAACGTTCTCGCATTAAAGATAACGCATTACGTACAATCTTTGTACGTTTTCAAAAAGAAGGTATTCATAAATACCCAGCGGCAGCAACAGACCCAGCACTTGCTACAGGTGATGAGTATGATGTTAGCTTTCTAGCAACTCCACATAGACATATCTTTCATTTTGAAGTGTCTATTGAAGTATTTCACAACGACCGTGATATTGAGTTTATTCAGTTTAAGAGATGGTTAGAGAAGCAATATTCTCAAGGCATTCTAGAATTGAATTACAAAAGTTGTGAAATGATTAGTGATGATCTTTATGAGGTTATTGCAACTCGGTATCCAGATCGTAATATCGCTATTCAAGTATCGGAAGATAATGAGAATGGTGCTACTATTGTCTATAACACAAACAAACCTTATCAACAACTAGCTATTTAAAGGAAATAAAAATGGCAAAACAACAATCTAACCCGCGTGTTCAACAAATCTTTGAGGACCTAGAAAACTATCTAGCTTTCTGTCAAGATTTCGGATACAAGTTTGATGAATCAACATTATATGATATGCGTAGTTTTGCATATCGTCAATTTACTAAGGCTGTAGTCGGTAAATGGGCAAAAGATCAATGGCAGGAAGACGCACGTCCATGAGAAAACTGTTTTACATGGGTCTTGAGCCCTATAAAGCAAGGTACACTCTACAATTACAAGAGTGGAATGAAAGTGTATTTAAACGTAGAGGCATTAACTATATTATCGTTCCCGGTGAAACATTAGGGAATGACCAAGCGATTGTGACAGGACAAGTATTAGATGCACATGGACGTACATACTTTGGCATGAGTCAATTGATGAATCTAGTTAAGATGATGAAGGCAGGAGAATGTAGTAATGAAGATGTCATTTATTTTGAAGATATGTTCCAGCCGGGTATTGAAAGCCTTCCTTACATATGCAATCAAATACCTAGTAATATTAGGCCTCGCATATTTGTCCGCTGTCTTGCTCAGTCAATCGATCCGGATGATTTCGTACATGTATGGGGAATGAGTGAATTCATGGGTCACTATGAGAAGATGGTTGATTCATTTGTTGACGGTGTACTAGCTTCTAATGAAGAAATGGTAATGCATATGAAGATTGCAGGTTGGAAGGCTCCTATCTACAATATTTCAGGATTAGCATTTGGTAAAGAAGAAGTTCGTAGTCGTATCAACAATAACATCAAACCATTCAATGAACGTAAGATGCGTATAGCATTTTCAGCACGTTGGGATCAAGAGAAGCAACCTGATTTCTATATGGATGTAATTGAAGAATTCTTTGACCGTTATGGTCAGAAGGATCGTCATGGTGTATATCGTAACGTAGAATTCTGTGTATTCAGTGGTAGTAAACTGAAAAGCAATAACGATAGTTATATGAAGCGCACACGTGACATGCAAATGAGTGGTTTGTTGAAGGTACATGAAGACCTAGATAAAAATGCATACTATGAGTTATTAAATGATACAAGAGTATTGTTTAACTGTGCTTTACAAGACTGGGTAAGTAATACAGTTAGCGAAGCAGATGCATTAGGTGCTAATGTATTGTATCCAGCATATCGCAGTTTCCCAGAAACATTTGCGAATGATTATACAAGACTGTATACTCCCTGGAGTGTCGAGGATGCAACAATTAAGTTATATAATATGTTACATCAGCCGCATATTAATCAAGGAAAAATCAGTGATTGGACTGACGGTACTATTGATAGAATCTGTGATATTCTAGAGGGTAAGGGAAAAGATTGGTTGCGTATGGACACAGACTATCGTAAACACACTAGAGAAAGCAAATACTAAAATGGCAACATGGACATTAAAAACACTTCATAAAAAGAGTGCGTATGAAAGACAGCATTGGTATAAAGATGGTAAAGAAATCATCCGCGAAGAAGGC